ACCGCAACTCCCTTACGAAGTGCATCTGCAACATTCTCAGCGGTCTTACCCCATGCTTTGATGTCCCAAAAAGTTGTATCGGTATTTTCCCAAGTTCCGTCAGCGTTCTTAACTGACTTTGATGAAACTACTGTGAATGTTGCTAACGCTTTTGCGTTTTGTGTGAATTTTAATTCAGGGTCAGCAACTAGATTTCCTGTAATTGTGATTGGTGCGCTCATATTTTGTGCCTCTCATTCGACATTGGTTTTCCTATTATGTTTAGTCTTTTTCTCATTGCATCTCTTTGTTTTAGGGTTGTTCCGCCCCAAATACCAAGCACTTTGAAATGTAGCGCATAGGTCAGACAATCTGCTTTCCATACACATCCATCACAAATCTTCTTCGCTAATCGATTCTCGGGTGTAATTCTGTTCTGCTCGGGAAAGTAATAGTCCGTCTCCACTCCCGAGCAATTGGCTCCCTCGAACTGCCAAGGCTTCTTCATCTAATTCCTCTCCAACTATCAAACGGTTTGGGAAAGCAGAATCTAACTTAGCCAAAACTCGACCATTCCGCCATACCTTGCCAGCACAAACTCCATCAAAAGAATTACTCTTAGGCTCAACTAAATCGTTACAGTTTTGCCAAAAAGGACAGCCTTTGCAGATTTGTAAAGCGGGCATTGCTAAATCAATTTGATGTTGGTCAAAAAGCCATGGGTCAGAGTTACGGCACGGAGCCTCATCAACAAAAGAACTTAAACCCATGTTGTAATTGTGACAGACTATTTATTTAATTCGGTGAAGGTAGCGCCTTCGCGTGTCGTATCTCCAAAACGCTCTTTAAGCAATTGTTCAAGAAGTGCTAATCGCTCTTGCTCAATCTTTTGGGTCATCTTTGAATCCAATGTCATCGTTTGCCTCCCATGTTGCTAAAGCGTGATGAACTAATCCCTTATGTCTCCAGTCAGGGTTATCATCATCGGCAAGGGTGAGGGTCCAATACTCCCTGTCGCCCTCGCCCATCCATTCTGATACTAAAACCCAGCCCGTACAGATTGCAGGGTCAAGAAAGGCGATGCGCCCGATTTCGGCGAGCGCATCGTCAATCAATGAAGGTTTCTTGTTTTCCTCACTCATGTGGCGAGGCTAGTACCAAAAGTTTGAACTCCAAAAGCGCCACGCCGTACAGGGTGAGCCGTAACGAGATTCGAGATAAATCAATCCTCGTTCGATTTGTCGTTCAACTGTAGTGTCAGGGTCCAGTCCTAAAATCTGAGGAATACCCCCAGCGTTTAGCGCTTTACCTTTTTGGTATACAGGTGTTTTGTTGTAAGCATCGGGACGCCAATTTGATTCCTTTGTCCACAGCGATAGCAAACATTCCCATTGAGTAGGAGTGTCCCAACCGAACTTAGACAATTGAGTTTTGGCATAGACCTTGGATGCTTCAGGTGTGCGCTCGACTAATACGGGCGCTTCCACGACTTCAACCGCTTGAGCAACTGGGTCAGGCGGAATGTGGAAAGGATTTACAAGGATGAATCCCAATACGAGAATCGCAACTGGAATAGGTTTCGAAATAACTTTTTCATAGAATCGCATAATCCTCCATAGTTCGGAGCGAACTCTTTGTCACTACTGGATGTAGCGCTTCTGTGTTGTCGGTATCTGACCGACCTCGCTTTTGAGGTGTAGGTGTTTTGCGAACCTGTATCAAAGGTAGCAGATAAAGGTGAATGGATGTCAAGGATATTTTCAACTGGAGTTGGGCGTTCGGTGGCGGAGCAGATAAGTCACGCTAGTGAGAGAGGACGGACGCGCAACGAAGCATCAACGCCACCGAACTATGGGTACCCGATAGGAATGGTACCTCATGTATTGCAATCCACCCACCGAGGTTTCGTATCCTTGCGGAAGAAAGTCTGTCGGTGGGTGAACTCTATTTAGTCGAGGCGACTACCTGTGTAAGCGGTGATTCCGTACTTGTTTAGGACCTCGGCAAACGCTCCAGCAAACGCGCTCTTACGGTCTACGCTTTGCCCGAACTCTTTGACCCATATTTCGTACCCGCCGTAATAACCCTTGCTGCCGACTTCACGGGACTTTAGGTAATTCACAAACGCACCTCGCGCTGGAGAAATTGTTACCCAAGCGAATCCGCAAAGACCATCAAGAATGTAAGTTTTCTTGTTAAAGTCAATGTCGTTTCCAAGTGGAGTAGTTGGAGAACCCACTACAAACTTTGGAGTATCCGCATCTTTGCCCGCTAGAAGTCCTGCCTCGTATGCTTCAACATAAATGTTGTGGCATTGATTCTTTGTTAGAGCCTTTTTCTTTTCTTTTGTCTGAGTCATTACTTTCCTCCCTTTTGTGCTTGCTCAACTGCATCCACCCATGAGACCCATGAATCAACTAAATCGCTGACCGAAATTCCGTACTGAGCAGAAATTTCATTGGAGCGTTGGTTGTAATAACTTGTCCAGTAAGCCTTGTTACTGCCCGCTTCTTGAATCTTACGATTCACAATCGCGTTTACTTTTTGGAACTCAATTACTGCTGGAGATGAAGCCTCCACTTTGATTACTGTAGACATTTTGTATCCCCTCTCTTGGTTACAAAGTAAGTATATCAAACCCTAGTTAGTTATGCAACTACCTGAACTTCCTGGAAGTAAATTGTTTCAATTACTGCCTTGTAGCCGTAAGCCTCACGCTGGGCTGCAAAGTTTTTAGCATCTTCTTTCTTTTGAAAGAAAAACTCATCTCTGCCGTTCTTCCAATTTGTGAATCTGACTCTGTATCCTGCAATGTCCATTTTCAGTCCTCTCTCGACCTTGTATAACCAGTATACCCTACTGGGGTTAAGAATTCAACTTAAAGGCTTGAGCCTTGCGTCGAGCGTGTCGTTTGTCAGCCTCTTCAGCCAGCAACTTCTCGCGCTCGAGCCTACGGATACGGGCTAGTGAGGCTTCAGAGACCTTCAGAGGCTCTTTGAACTTCGTCCATGATGGAATTAACACTAGAACCACCGTCCTGTCTCTATTGACCCTACAATCCCGAAAACACCCACAATTGCCAGCGCTATCACAGCGCCCTCGAAATTATCTGCCCAGCGACGACCTTTGGCGCTTAGGCGGATTCCCTTTCGTGCTAATCGCTTCTCTATCATGATGCCTCCCTCTCTTTGATTGGTCGAACTAATCCGTATTCCTCCATTGAAGCATCTAACTCACAACGGAAGCAATACGCCTTTCCTTTGATGATGGTGATTCGTAATTGACCACCGCACATGTAACACTTCATTTTTCCCCCTCTTGTTGTTTCTCACACCATCGACACATTCCTGCTCTTTTAATTTGAATCGGAGTGTGTGGCTCTGTTCCGCATTTAGGACACTTCATTGCTTCACCTCACATATGACCTCGGATTCACCGCGACCTGTAAGAATTGCCACGATGTCGTTCTTGGAAACCGTCCTCTCTAAGATGATTCCCTTTTTGCCAAAGCGATTGGCAAAAAACTCTGCCTTGGACTTATCTAAAGTCCATGACAATCCATCTTCGTTGATACCTTTTTGGCATCCACGATAGATAGTGACCTCTTGAGCAAGCGCTCGCAAGATGTTGTCCTCCTCTTCGTCCATCATGTAATGACGATTCGGACGCTTTGAAGCCAACAACTTTTTCCACTCCTCAAGGTATGCGTACTGATTCTCTGTATCAATCCACACATCGCTGAGAAGTTTCCAGTAATCGGTGTCGCTCAACTTGTCAGCAATCTTGATGAAAGCCTCAACTCGAAATGGGCGCTCGAACAACCAAACAAATTGTTTGTAATTCTTGTCCGCAATTGCTTTTTCCACGGCTTTTGTTTTCTGTGCAAAATAAGCATTGGCGCTACCGTTTGAAAAGAATGGCACCTGATAAACAAGCGGATGACGCAACATCGTCCATCCAATATCGCTTTGTTCTAAGTATGGAGCCAGAGCAGGGTGAAGTGTCTCGCTGTGTTCAGCGACCATCTTCGCCATCAATTCTTCTACTTGAGTCATGATGCCCTCCTCTTCTGATGCTTATTATTCAGTATTTTCAACTGCTGGTCAAATGAAACGCCGTGCTTCTCTGCAAGATTTCTTACAATCAAGTCGGCAATCTCTTGAGCAAACGCGATTTCATCCTTTTGCTTTTGGATGCTCTCTGCGCTGTGTGCCTCGCCGTTGTAGTAGTGAGTCACGATTTCTCTTTCAATTGTCCATTGAAGGTTGAACCACTCTGTCACCGCTGAACGCTCTGTCTTGATAACTCTTGTCCACTTGCCCTCTTTGTAAGTCAAGAACTCACCTGATGCTGTTGGAGCGTTTGCCTTTTCCTTGGCAATTCGTGCAGCCTTTTTTGCATCGCGCTCTGCTTTTGCAGCAGCCTTTGCAACCTTGTCCGCTGTCACGATTCGTGATGCACGATTCAAAACCTCGGCTGGTGCAGATGGATAGCAGATTGTGCAAGCATCCTTACCAGCATCTTCAACGATTGTTGCTTCATCATCGTTGCTGTACTGGATTAACCATTGGTATCTAGTTGTTGGAAAGCATGTTGAGCAATCCATTGAACTGTGAACATGACCATTGCTGGCAATAACTAAGAACGCTCTTGTCCATGGGTCTTGGTCGTAAATCGCATTTAACTTGCCAATTTCGATATTGATGAAAGAGATTTCCAACTTGACCTTGGCAGCCTTATCACGGGATTCTTGAATCTTCTCTACTGAAGTTGGGTAATACTTCTCGTAAAACTTGATTGAATCTTCAGCACTCTCTAACTTGCTGATTGCATCCCAGCGCTTGTCATACCAAGATGATAATTGAGTATCAATCTTGACCGCGAACTCTTTTGTCACACTCATGGCATCCCCTCTCATTTACAACCCCAGTTTAGCATGATTTAGCCGATTGGTACAATAGGAGCCTGTCGTGTCCTTTGTGACCCTCGTTCAAAGGGTCTAAATTGCGCCTTTTCCGCATAACTACCGTCTGCCTACTCATCTTTTGGTGGACTGTTTTGCCTACCGATTCCGCCTCGGCAGCCTGTGTGACTACGGCTCAATCCGTGGCTACAGCCGCAGACGCGGCTACGGTCTTGGCTCCATCGGATTCGGCTACTGCCACCTCAACTCCAGTCATCGTCCAAGATACCTGCGGAGGCGATGATGTCTCTTACCAAGTGGCATTGCCAACAGCGGTCAATTTCCAAGGCACCACTTACAACGCCGTTTATGCAACTACAAACTCAACAATTGTTTTTGGGCAGATGGATAACAATTACGCTACCTATCCCAATACGCCTTCAATTTCTGTTAATGCTTATGATTGGGTTGTCCTTGACCCTGCTAATCCGAATCCATCACACTCTTATCCTGCTGGATGGAGAGCAGCAGATGAGCATTTAATTATTACTTCAAGTCAAGCGGGATTCCAAGTAGATTTAGCCGTTCGCCCTTATGGACAAGATGCTTCAGCCAATCCTTTATCAACAATTGTTGTAACTGCATCTATAAATCCTGATAGCACTTTAACTATTACTTATCTTTCAGATGTTCAAGCGGGATTGAATACTCGAACTGGCGTTCGTTTGCCTGATGGTCGTGTCGTTACTTTGGAAGAGGCGGGTCTTACTCGGGTTTATGTTGCTCCTGTTGTAACTGCGGAGGCGATTGTTCAGCCGACCCCAACACCCAGCCCCAGCCCTTCGATAGAGCCGACTCCTTCGCCGTCTCCGACATCGGAACCTTCTCCTTCACCGTCACCGTCTGCAACGCCGACTCCAACTGTTGAACCTTCACCCTCTCCCACACCAACGCCGACCTCAGAGCCTCAGCCTCAGCCTTCGCCGTCTCCATCTCCTGAACCGTCACCAACGGTGAATCCTTCACCAACACCGACGGAACCATCTCCCACTCCTTCTCCCTCACCTCAACCAACATCGGAACCATCGCCTTCAAGTTCTCCAAGCCCTGAACCTTCGCCAACTCCGACTGCTCAACCTGAACCGACCCAGGCACCTGCGCCGTCCACACCTGAACCCACACCTGCGCCATCACCTACTCCTTCACCTGATACCAGTACAACAGCGCCAACACAGCCAACGCCACAGCCAACCCCAACTCCATCGCCTACCCCAATTCCAATTCCGTCACCTGAACCGAATCCCGTACCAAGCCCTCTTCCGAATCCAGTCGATACCCCTGCGGTAGAGCCGACTCCCGTGCCTTTGCCTCAACCCATCCCTGTGCCTGAACCTCAGCCTGTTCCTGTTCCTGAACCCACACCGAATCCGATTCCTCAACCTGAGCCAAGTCCAAGTCCCGTAGAGCCACCCGCACCTGCCCCTGAACCTGAACCGCTCCCCGAGACAGAGCCAACTGCTCCGCCCGTTGAAGAACCTGCACCTGAACCGATTGAACCCCCAGCGGAAATTGACCCGCCAAGTCCCACACCCGAACCGCTACCACCTACTGACCCCGAACAATCAGAACCATTGCCACCAGTAGAAGAACCATTAGAACCTCAAGAACCCGAATCGCCCGAGCCACCTCTCGAGGAAGTTCCCGTAGAGGAGCCACCAATCGAAAACCCAGCAGAACCAATCCCAGTAGAGCAAGAGCAAGAAAATCCGTCCACAGAATCATCTGAGACCTCCGAAGTTTTAGAAGATGTTTTATCCGATGGCAAGATTACACCCGACGATGCTGAAGCGGTAGTCGATTCATTGATGGAAGATGGCAAAGTAACGGAAGCCGAAGCAACTACCCTTATCGAAACTTTGAGCGAAAACGGTGCGCTTAACACAGCAGAGAAAGACCTTGTTGTTTCTGCCCTTGCTGCCGATGGAAAGATAACTCAAGCCGAAGTTAATAATCTTTCTGCAACTCTTGCATCTGACGGAAAGTTTACTCCCGCTGAAAGAGAGTTTGTTGCAGATGTACTTATTGAATCAGCAAACGGTGAAGCCGTAACTGTCGAATCAATTGCCGATGCTGGAATCACATTAGAGGATTTACCTGCCGAGCAACCTGTTGAAGTTCGACAAGATGAGAATGGCAACGAGGTTGTTATTACAGCCGAAGTCGCCGTTGCTTTAGAACTGCTTACCTCAGCAGCAGATATTGTTTCAGCAATCTTTGAAAGCCCAGGAGAATTGCTCTTTGCTATCGGAAATCTTGGAGCAGATATGTCTCCTGAAGAACGCGAAGAGGCAAGTAAAACAATTATTGCCGCAACAATTATTGGCAATATCGCTACGACTACAATTGCTACCACTATTGGTGGCATTGGATATAGGAGACCCAATTGAAAGACTTTTTGAATGACATCATCGGACAAATATGGACGATGCTCGGAATGTTTGTTGCCTGGATTCTTGTTGATGGTGTTGCTAAAAATATCGTTGGCTATGCAATCCTAATTACTTTTGGCGTTTGGGTTCTGACTTACCCTCTTCGTCGTCAGAAGGAAGATTAAACTCTTCTGATTTAGCAAACGGACTAAACGCTCCGTTAATTTCATCAAGCGTTAGTTTTCCGTCGTCAAGATATTCACGGGCTAGTCGTTCTGCAACTGAGGCGACAGCCAATAGCCCTGCCATCGATAGCGAGACCCAGGTATCAATCCCGACAATAGCCCCAGCGCCCAATGTGCCTAAAGCGCCAACGGTGAAAACAGCCACCATTCGTCTCAGGATGTCTTGAAATTTACGCATAACGCCTAGTTTAGCGCACCGCTTTTTAGCCAAACTTGAGCCGAATCGACTCAACTTTTATCCCTCTCTAACTTGAATATACAACCCCCGTCGTGTATACTGGGTATGTAAGAGAGAGGAGATGGTCATGGAGGTCTGCGTGAAGTGCGGAGTTTCTATCGGTCAGTTTGAGGTCTTTCCTGAACAAGTCTGCGTGAAATGTTATGCAGTCGAATTCGAAAAGGAATTTCAGAGCGCTTTGAAGGTCGGGAGGTTCAAGTAATGAAGAGCCAAAAATTCGGACTTTGTAAGCCTCA